GGAATGACCGTAGTCGGCCGCATCTTTATGAGTCCGACAGTAATCCCAGATGACACAATATAGCTCTTCGTTCCGACCGCAGTATACCGCGAGCTCACAAACAGCATCAGCCCCTCCTCGATACCATGGCTTTTCTCGCCAACTCTGAGTTCCTTGTCAAAATAGCTTGAATCTGAGATATATCCGTAAACGTTGTGGTCATTGCGATATCCACATATGCCCTCGTAGGAAACATCTCCGTATTCCTTCGTATAACCCTCGTGTTCACTGAATCCATGACAACCGTGAAAACATCGTTACCTACCCCAAACCTCGCTTGTGGTGGAGCAGCCACCTGCCCGAGGTCAGAAGAAAATCTCTCAGGATCCGGCATCGTGAACATCTCAATCGCTGCAATGTCCGCCCTGACACCTTCCTTCGCTGCGTCATAGTCTTCCGTCGCATCTAGAAGGAGTTGTATCGTAAATTTCTCCGATGAAATCCTATTGAAGATCGCTTCTGGAAGTGCCGTCCCCTGGGCCGATGCCCATCCCCATTCGACCTCACGAGACTTCTCATCCTCGGATGGGTTGAACTGAAACTCATAGGTGGCCTTCACCTCGCCATCTTGGATCTTCGCCAGATAGGCCCTGTTGGCCTTTCTTCCGGTGATAATCATGCGAATTCAACCTCCGTTTCCTCGTCCATCAATTCTCGGATTCGCTCGAGGACCTGTTTGGCCAAATTCTCAGCTTCCTCCGGAGTAGCCTGCGCCACGTGGAACTCCATCTTCTGGATGGTAATCTGAGTTCCCCCTCGTGTCGAAGTGACCGCAGTGTCGGCTGTGGCACCACCTCCATCCGTTTTCGCAACATCCGGAACTGCATACAGCATGCGCTGATTATCGGGAGCAATTCCTTCAAGGGTTCTTGAAACCTTTCCTTGAAGCTCCGGTGCCCCTGACTCAATGCCGGCTCCAAACGCTCGGGTAAATCCGGCTCCGGAATCTGTAAGCGTAGACAATGGGCCAACCTTCGCATCTGACCCCGGAAGCCAATCACGAATTCTCTGAAGCGCTCCTGATAGCCACTCTATTACACTATTCCAGGTTTCTTTTATGCCGTTCAAAAAGGACGAGACAAACCCCCGTCCAGCTTCTCCAAGCTTAAATTTCATTCTTCCAAATAGCCCAAGGATTCTGTCTATAGCCCCTCGAATAAATCTTCCTACAACTTCGAATGGCGTAACGAAGGCCATTATGATCGCGTCTTTTATTGAAATGGCACCGGTAACAACTCCACTCACAAGCTCATAAACGAAACCCCCTATGGCTACCACTCCTGCAATGAACTTCTCTACTGCTGAGACTGCTACTTCATAAAGGAATACCCACCAATCAATGAAGAACCGAACAACTTTGTACAATCCATAAATAACAGCTCCGATCACTGCCCCTACTATTATTACCTTCGCTGCCAAAATCACAAACGGAAGCGCCAACAGTGCGACCTTCGCGATGAGAGCCGTGAGTACAACCGAAGCGACCCACCCTAGAACGAAGCCAAGCGTCCTCCATCCTTTCGCGATGTCATAGGCGTCTTTCATCGGTACCCACGCCTCAAACAGACTCCTAAATGCGTCAATCACCCATCCAATGGCGACACCGACCGGGTACAGCGCCAACGCTACGGCCTTGAACCCTCCAACAAGACCATCCACGAATCCCTCGAACACCGCAACGACCCGATTCTTAATACCGATTATGGTCGTTACAATTCCATAGAGCCCCATTGCCTTCAACGCTTTTACAGTCTGCTCCTTGCCTGCTTCTCCAGACCACAGCTCTGACACACCTTTTCGGATCCACTGAAAGGTCTTCATAAGTCTCTGGAAGGATTTCGCCAAAGCTGACGACCCATTCCTAAGATGGTCAAAGAACTTTATGATTCCCCATATCGCAAGGAAGGCAGCCCCGATAGCCAAGCCGATCAGCAGAATGGGCCACATTGCTGCCTGAAGCGCCGCGAATCCCGTTGCAGCTATCCCCGCTGCCCCTCCGGCTGCGGCTAATGCGGGGGCTATGGTGGCCGTCCAGAAAAGCATTCCCGCGAGACCAAGAAGTACTACCCCGATCACCTTGGCCAATCCCATTAAAATGACCATCGTTGTGGTCAACGCCTTCGCAAAAGTCGGATTCGCATTGATGAAATCCAAGAATCTCCCCAAGAGGTCTTTCATGAAATCCTTCAACACTTGCGTGTAAGGAAGAAGCGTTTGCCCCAATGCGATATTGATCGTGTCCTTCGTCCCCTCAATGAACTTATCGAGACCGACCTGAGTATCTTCGAAAGCAGCTGCTGCTTCCCTTGAAGCTCCTGAAGAATTCTCCAATGACTTCACGAGGTCTTCAAACGCTGCGCTCCCCTCCAACCCGTTCCGTTTAAGCTGTCGTAGGGAGTTTACAATAGCCGTACCCTGCTGCCCTAGAACGGTTGCCATCGTTGTAATAAAGGTCTTCTCGCTTTCTCCGGTGAGCCCCTGGGATGCACCCACAAGCTCCTTGATGAAGCTTGTCATGTTCTTGACTTTACCCTGGGCATCGAACATGGACACACCGAGCCTTTGGAAAGCCCGAACAGCCATCGGCATCTTGTCGTCCACATATCCCGACAGCAGATCCTGCTCAGAGATCTTCTTCTTGAGAAGATATCTCTCAACCTTCCGCTGGCTCATGATGAGCTTGTTCGCGAAGATGTCCACAGCCTGGCCAGACTGAGCAGCCTGCATACCAGCATTCTTCAGGACACCACCTAGAGCCATCACTTCCGCCGCCGAGGCCTTCAGCTTCGTCGGGGCGTCCCGGATGGAGTTGATAAAGATCGGAAGGTCCTGAAACTGGAGATTTGTTTCTCTCGTCGCCTGCGCGAAGGTATCCATGACCTCCCTGGCGGTCTCACCGGTGTTCACAAACTTCATGAGCGAGGCGGCCGTCGCTGTCGCCCCGGTCTGAAGATCCATCATGCCGGCGGATCCCGTGACCGTATCGAGGGTGGCGCCCAAACTCTCCAAGGTCTGTTCTGTAGAAAGGCCGGCGGCCTTGAGCATCCGGATCGCTGATGCAGCTTCCTGCGGAGAGAACTGTGTCTCTACACCCGTTCGAAGAGCAACATCCTCCAATCGCCTCAACTCATCCTCCGTAGCCTTGGCCACAAATTGAAGCTGAGACATCTCAACCTGAAAACTCTTTGCTTGATTCACGGCTGGGGTGAGAGCCGAATCCAAAGCCTCTCCAGCTCCCATCGCCGCAGCCCCGAGCGCCCCTACACCGAGACTCGCATTCATGGCGGCGCTCATCGCATCCCCGGTATCCTTTACCGAGCTTTGCGTCTGCTTCGCCTTGTTCTCTACTCGCTGGAGGGAATCTTCCGCAACGGAAGCTCCTGTGACCATCCCTTGTGCGTCAAGATGAAGCCGAATTCCCAAGAGCATCTGACTGCCGGCACTTGCCATCTACTTCCCTGCTTCCTTTCGCCTATCCCGGTTAATCATTTCCACGTACCGGTTTAGTCTTTTAATGGGTAGGCGCAGGATTTGGCCTTCGGTCCAGCCATACCTGTGTGCCAGGTAGTTCACGCACTCATAGAGCTGCTCTAGAGTCTTTTCGCACTCCTCCGCCGACCTTCGAAAAAAGAGACCAAATCCAATCGCAGTTCCATCTCCATGCCGCAATCGCACGTGATCCATTTTCCTTGCTTGATGCCCGGAAGACTCTCGCTCAAAGAAAACATGAGCTCTTCCCTGTCTTGACGCTTTAATGCTTTGACCATGGAGGTATCCACCCGTCCATAGTTCCCGACATTGGTAATGCACGCCGCTAGAAGGCTGTCCGTAGCCTCGGCCTCGTTCTCCATCTTCCCCAGAAGCTCCGACTCCTTTCCGAGTGGAAACCTCAAGACGCCATCCTTATGGAAGACAGTCTCTCCTGATTCCGTTTTCTCCTTGAATCCCTTTTTCAGATGAAACTCGACCTGCGGAGGCTTGTCGTCAGGCCACGACTTGACTTCCAACTGGGAGAGGAAAACTCGTTCATTGTGAACTTTTTTGCAATGCCGACAACGGCCGACGAACGCAGACTCGTTACGGCCGGACAACATGAAAATCCGAGTGATCAAGAAGACCCGGTCGATCTCCGTAAGGGCTCTGGCGAACTCCCGGTTAAATAACTTCTCAGAATCTTTCTTCATCCGAAGAAGTCCTGGAACTTCCTGGACCGCACGACAGAGGACCATCGACATGGCCTTTGCGCCGTTGCCTCCGGACTTATTGCTCGCGACCAGGTGATCGTCGACCCCGCTGAGCTCATCAATGACCACCGTCCGAAAAACCTGACCATCCTTTCGAAGTCCTACAGGCAATTCGACCGTGTCGTCGGGGGTGAAATCCGGAACGCCGTCGTCCAAGTCTTTTTCCCAGTCATCGAAGCTTCCATCCGGATCTTCGAGTCTCTCGAATTCGTTTTTGGGGGTCTCATTCATGATGTGTGTCTCCTATAATGTCGATACTGTAGTTAAAACTGTATAACTGTAGAGCTTACAGGCTCTCTCGCTTAATACCCTCGTTGGCGAGAACCATGCTCTCGATCTCAACGTCATTAGCATTTGCATCGAGGTCCCCTGCACTGAACTCCTTAGGCCAGGCACGAAAAACCGTCCACTTGACTTTCCGCTCTCCAGCTTTGTTCTTCAGGTAAATGACAATTTTTCTTCGAAAGCTATCATCGCCTTGCTCGCCGTCGACCTGGTCAACGTTGAAGACCGTGTCGCCCCAGTTCTGGAAGTCGTCATCATCGGAAATCCCTCGTTCCATGGTGACATCCCCGAACGACGTCTGGCCCGGGAGCTTGTGAGGGGTCTCATTCTCGCCACCCTCACGATAGCTGATTTCCTCGGTTGTTCTTGACAACCCTGTAACCTTCGAGAAGCCAGCACGAACGAAACCATCGATTTCGACCTCGAACTTAAAATTTCTGTAGGGATCGAGCATCACGCTCTCCTTTCTTTAGATGTGGCTCCCTGCCAACTACTCGGAAATTTCCCACCCGCTGTCATACTGAGTGAACGTCCACACCAAGAACTCGCCGGGCTTATTCGGGGCCAAACCGACCTCTCCTTTCACCAAACCATTATCGATATCGGCCTGTGTCATAGTGCCCTTCGTGGTTCCAACCTTCACATAAAACGCCAGCTCCTTGATTGCCGTTGGGAAAGCTCCCTGCGGCATCAGGTCTGTGAGAAAATCGTCGACTCGATCTTCAAGCTTACTCCACAGCTTAAAGTTGTTGTTTCTATGGATAGCCCATCGAGTCGAGTCCGCAATGGACTTCTCGACGAACTGGAAGAATCGCCTTACATTGATGTAAAGGAAACGCTTCGCTGGATTCGTGCTCAACGTTCTGCATCCCCACACCGTAACCGGGTTCGTTGAACCGAACTTCCGGATCACATTTATCCCAACTTCATTCATGGGACCGGCCTCATCATCCCGATAATCGGTGGCCACATCTAAGGCGTAGTTCACCGTCCCATAGTCGCCCTCGCCGGCCGGGGCTTCCCAAGGACCTCCAGCGTTGCCTGGCAGAGAGTCGACCCGAGCTCGGATCCCCATAAGAGCCCCGAGACCCTGGATCTTCCTTCTGGGGTTTGACCCGGCGCCGATCGGATCGAATACTTCGATCCCGCCCGCGTACATCGCTGAGCAATCGGAATCCACACCGATCACGTTGTTCCTGAAATTCACCGCATCATCCCCTGACATCCCCTCTGGAACATAGGTCAAATACTCGAAGTAAATTCGAGACTTACAATACGCTGCCATCTGATGAACCAGGATCGCGGAGTTTCTCCCAGGGGTACAGATCGGCATGAAATCCTTGATGGTTCCCCAGGCATAGAATCCGGTGCCACCTATGATCGATCCGACCCAATCTGTATCGTCCATGCTAAGGGTCTCATCGGTTCCGCCCGTGAACACAACCGATGCCGCATCCGTCGCCGGGGTGTCAGCCCCGATCCCTGGAGCCGCGTCCATGTCGGTAACCACGACATACTCGGAGCCGAGACTTTCATCGTTGAGGATAGTCTCGACGTAGTTGTCCGCTAAATCCAGCATCGACAGCGCCGTCCAGCTTTCAACTTCCTGCGTTCCGTCGTAGATAACCAGATCAAATTCATTCGTCCGCATCGTGGAAGCCACGGCCGTGTAACTGTAGGTGAAGGGTGTGCTCACTTCAATGTAGAAGCTTATCGTAGCTCCAACAACCTCGGTTCTCTTGTTGGTGACGACTTTGTGCTCGGTATTGGTTCCATCGCTGATCGTAATGACCGAATTCTCATTCAGACCGGCTAGGGAGTGTACCTGCACCTCCGTGTCACCGGCCGTTATGTCCGCGACCAAATCGTTTCCAGTTCCGAGCGAAGCTCTTAACGGATTCAGGATTGACTGGCTCCGGAGGGTGTTCCCCGATACGCCCGGAGACCTGTTGCCGCGATACCCGGCTTCCACGCGAAGAGTCTGGTAGGTGGCCCCTGCATCTGCCCCGTTGAGGGTCTCCACCGTGAATCCCAACGTGGTGTTCGCATCGGTGAAATCCAGCTCAGAAGTAACTCCGGTGGTCAATGACTGGATTGTGAACGATCCGTCAGAGTTGACGATAGCCTCTGCCTGGGTAGTGAATGTTCCCGTCGCATCGCAGATGGCCTTCATCTCAGTAGCTGTGACCGACGACAGATCCGCCACGTTCCCCGTCCCGTTTTGATTCGTTGTAACCCAGGTTAAATCCGAATTTCCTCCTGAAACAACTACACTACTATCAGTTCCAAACTTATCAGATTTAACTACAACCTCCGAAGCATCAACATATGCTGATGCCCCCCTAATCTGCGCATTAATTTGAGCTGCCATCAACAGTGCTGTGTCTGTAGTTCCTGAAAATGTTATAACCTGGGTAGGACCCCCATCAATCTCTAATTCAAGCGTTTTTCCGTTCTGGTCTCCTGCACTGCCTGCATTTGAACTTGTAAGGTACCCTGCTGTCCCGGCGACCGTTGGGGTCAGACCAACGCCGCTGTCTACCCCAACCGTGAAATCCAGATCTCCTCCGGACAGAAAGTCAAACGGCCCGACCGCACTCTGTTTCAACGCTGCAGTGGCCCCGACACCCAACGTACTATGGATACGCCCCGCAACGCCTCCTGTGAACGACTCCCGGTCTTCAAGATCGGCATAATGCACCTGTCTGACCGTGATCAGCTCGAAGCCGCCTTCGTCGAAGAAGCTCTTTGCTTCATACGCCGCATCACTCCGAAGCTCATAGCCTCCAAAGACTTTACTCCAAGTGGCGAAGTTCCTCGTTCTCACAGGGATTCCAACTGGGCCTTTTTCGGTGACTGCCTGCATGCCGCCTCGCCCGGTCTGTGCCGCTCGAACCGGACCTTCTGTTGTGCTGACCTCCTCTACATAGACGTCAGGTCTCGTGTAATATGGCATCGTTTTTCTCCTCAGCTTTTATCCTCCCCGGATTGACGATGCTTGGTGGGAGGCTTCGTTGCTTTATGGAAGTACTTCTTCCGTATCCTCTGTTACTCGAATTACAACATCGGTAACATTCTCTGAATCATCGACTTCACCGACAAGACCCCTTTCGTCCAAGGTCATCTCCCTTGATTTTACATCCCAATGGACTTCGTTGACAACCTTCTCTCTTACCGTCTCATCGTATTCTACTTCTGCCAGGTAAACAAGAACCTCAACCATGATGCTCTTATGGTAAATGACCGTGTCTACATCCTCATAATCATGGACCGACAAACTCCCGTTAACCTTGAACAACCAAAGGTCGAGATACTCCCCATCAATATTGAGTACCTGGATATACCCTTTGTTCTTCGTCCTTCTCCGAAACATCTCATGATAAAGAACTTGGTCCTCCGCAGCCATATCCTTGTGCCAAGTATCAATAGAATACCGCATCACAATCGGGTCCGAGGCATCTCGCATTATGCGTTCATTTGGATTGACCGTCCCATCGAATCCAATTTCTTCCGGATCTTCATCAGACGACTCCTGAACTTCAGTATCTTCCGACTCGCCCAAATACATTATCGATACCGATGGAAAGGTTCTATCGCTCTCATTCACATTACTTGGCTTCTCTAGGAAAACCTCAACCTCCG